AAAATCAGCTATAAGATAATCGCCTTTCTTTATCGGCATCGCAAACGTATCAAGCTTCAAGCTCATGTCTGGCTGTATCGTTCCTAATTCAATGCTATCGGGTTTGTTAGCTATTAAACTAATTCTTTCATTTAACACTTTAGCCAACTCGTCAATGCTTTTCTTGTTCATTTTAGCCCCACGCTCATAGTCAAATTTGTAACATTATGCTCTACGGATACGACTTGGTAATACCCATTTAACGTCCCAGCAACAACTTTCACCTTATCACCCTTCCTGATAAAGGGAACATCTACGCACCTGATTGTCCTGTCTTTCTCTGGCTGTCCGAACTCCTTCAATATCTCTTTCGCATTCTGCTTTGCATCGGCTAACGTGTCATCCGAACTATTCTGGACAATCCTTTGCAATACACCATATTTTGTGTCTCCATCAAGAACTGCAATTAACGGTGCCCTTCCTTCCTCATCTTCCGCACCTATTATTCGCACCCGTGTAACAAGATTATTGATGCTCCACCTATCCATTACCGACTGCACATTTTCGTTATACGCAAACACGTAAACATCTTGATTGGACATGGCTTTTCTGATATAAACCTTCCCTTTTTCACTACGTACGATAAACTCGCCTGCTCCCTTATCTTTACCTTGTTTGAGTATGCTGTTTATCATCTCCGCAACTGTCATCTGTCGGAATACTTGCTTGGCTAATACCACATTCGGCCCCTCTATCTTGCCTATGGGAATATTCCATGCTCTGAAAATATCTGTCAACACATCTATTGCCCTTTGTCCCGACCTATAGTACCTGTCATCTTCACTCTTAAACAAGTAAATCAGCTGGTCGTACGCTTCAATCTCCACACTACCCAACGGATCTGTAGACGTCATCCAATCAAACACCGTGCCCCTGAACACTTCTACCCCATTCGCTAATAGGTATATCGGTGTCCCAAGTGCTACAAGCTGGTGTATCCACTTCCCACCTACTTGCTGATTTGTCAATGTCATACTTAAATGCGCTGCTAACTCACCATCGGCATCACCAAAGGACAATTGACTAACAAATGGCTTAACATCCATTTGCTTACCGCTTGGATCAATAATGCGCACTTCATACTTTATCTTGGTAATATCAACCAAGCTTGAGCACCTGCCCGGGTTTAATTTTATTCGGATCTGGCCCAATGACAGCCTTATTCAACTCGTACAATGTCTTCCACTTTGCACCATCACCGAGCATTTTCTTTGCTATACCCCATAGGGTAGCGCCTTGTTTTACGGTATACGTTTTCGGGATACTCGGAGCGGGTCTCTGTGCACGCGTTTTAGCCTGCGCACTCGTACTCTTCTCTTTTTCGGTCATCACAACCAAATTACGTGCCTCAACCAAACTTATGGAGTAATAACAATCGCCATGTCCACCCTTCCATGTAGGGTCGAACTCTGGAATGTAACAATCCATATTTATCGGTGTTTCTGTTATCAGCAAATGAACTTTTACATTCTCTCGTCGCCAGCCTGAAATCAAACCCACTATCGCCTTGCGATCCTGCCAATCCACAACATATATGCTGTTCCTCCTACTCACACCCGGGAATATACCCTCCCCCCTAATCGTCGCTGGTGCAATACATCTCGGCATTAAGAAATCGCCCACATCAATTATACTAACGCTGAACAACTTTGAACTTGTCATCACTTGCAATTGCTCTGGGTTCGTCGGTAAATGAAGCTTGGTATTCTTCCCCATTAAGTAAAACTCCATTTATCCCACCACCATATTAGAAAGCGCCTTCCTTAACTCTGGCGCTAATACTCCCACAATCTTGTCGACAGCCTCATCTACATCAACCTTATTGTTTATTACAACTTCACCAATTANCCCTTCGGTGTTAACATTAATGTTTACGGTACTCTGCACATTACGTGGAACAACTGACACAGTAGGAACTTCTGTTTGAACATTATGTGTTACAGTGCTATACGACATTGCCTGTACATTTTTCATTGTGTTATATGTATTATTTATCGTGGCTTGATTCATTGTGTTATATGTATTATTTATCGTGGCTTGAGTTACACTTTCTATTGGAGCATTTCTCATCACCCCAAGGTGCTCACCTACTACTTGCCACAGCTCCACATTCTTTTTTGTACGTTCTAAAGGAATAATTGCCTCCGCTCCTCTTTCAGCTACTTCCGCTATGTGCCTTGTGTAAAATATTCCACCTCTCGCATGGGCTGGTAATGGCTCTGGCTTAACTTTAGGTTGCTCCTGCATCCCTTCTATAAACCGTTCGGCTTCTTCTCGTGTCATACCCATGGACATCACAAATGACAAATATTGCTCATACTGTACCTTTTGCTGTTCTTGAGTTACTACTGGGTTTTCCTTATAGAACTCTTCTAATCCAAACAACGATGATAAAGCAAACATACCCCCTGCACCTACAATTGCACCTTTCCAGCCAGCTATCTTGAAGCCTACTATTGCACCAAGAATTGTCATTAATCCAACATTGCTCTTTATCCCATTGAAAATCGCACTTGCAAGCTCTGATCCAAGCGTGTAACCAAACGTTGCAAGCTGCTTAATTAACTCAGAATTTTCTGGTCCGAAAATAGTTTTGAAAAATGAGTTTATCGTTTCTTGTATCTTTCTAAATACTTCTTGTCCCTGATCCCCCTTCAACCAATTATTTAATGCTGTCAGTACTTGGCTAAAAGCGGTAATAATTTTTTGTGTCATTGACATCGGAATCCATCCAGGTATTGAACTCAAATCACTAAAGAAACGAACCACCTTTCTATAAGCAATCTGTATCGCTTCTCCTACCCTAACACCTGCTTTGTACAATCTATCTTGAACACTCTTTAATGCATCCTCGCCTTTAGTAGCCGCTTCAACAAGTCCAAATAAGATATCCTCTACTGGCTTCAGCATTCCTTCACCGAAATATGTTATCGTCATGCCTGCAATATCCTTTAATGCAGATATCAATCCAACCAACGTCTTTGCCTGTAATTCACTTCCACCAGCATACTGCTTTAACGCTCTTCCAATTGCTTCCATAGCCTGCTTTGCGGGAATAGCCTTCTTTGAAATATCATCCAACGACTTCACTCCGAGTTCCTCCAATACATCTGTCATTGGTATTTTTAAGTTCAAAGTAACCTGCCTTAAATCCTGCAAATTCAACCTACCACTTTGGGCTATCTGTGTAAATCCGAGCATTGCTCTCTGTATTCCTTCCATCCCCGCACCTGTCATAGAGCCTGCATCAGCAAATTTAGGCAACGTATCTAATGTCATAGCTGTAGCATTCTCTAATCCATACATCTGTTTATAAACTGGTAACAACTGGGTAGCAAGATCCTGCACATCTTTAAATTCAAATGGTGTAATAGCTGCAAGTGCTTGCAACTCGCCTATAAAACGTTTAGCCCTCTCTTCATCCTCATGGACAACCTTAAACGATACCCTCGCCTGCTCCATCTCTCCTGCAAGTTTTAACGGTCCAGCAATAAGGGCTGTCATCCCTACCCCAGCACCAGCTATNCCAAGCATTCCAAGTGGTGATGTTATCATCCTTCCTACTCCACCCAAAATGCTGCCTATTCTACTCACGAAACTTTTTGCACCACTTAAAATGCTCGAAAATACAGGCGTAACTTGGTCAACCGCATGCACAACGACACTCAACACTTTGCCAGCAATTCTGCTTAAACCTGATTGTGCACTTGCTACCGCTGGTGCTGTATTATCAATCGCTGTTATGGTAGGCTTATAAGTCGTATTCAGGGAACGGGCTAACTTCTTATTTGTTAATTCGGCATTCTGGGCGAAACGAGTAATTCGCTCATGTGCCTGCTCTATAACTGGTGCTGATTGGTCTTGTGCGGTAATTAAAAGCTCTACCTTATAGGTCTCGTTAGCCATCTTTCCCCCTTATCTTCTCTAATTCTTCTTGCTCCTGCTCTAACTCCACCAACATGCTTGCACGCATAAAATCACGTATCTTTGGCGGCTTGCTCCAATACTCATCTGGAGTAATGCCACATCTTTGGAGCAGGTGGTGAATAATGGTCGCTTCACCACCCGCCCTGATTAGTTTTTTAAAGTTTCAACTCGGCTCTCGTTTTCTTCGCTGTTATACCCACTCAACCGCTCTATGAGTTCGATAACTTCATTCTTCTCGCCACGCTTAAGCACTTTATCCACCAACTGCCAACCAGCAAGAACATTGGCTTTCTCCCATAATTCTTTATTATCCCAAATCATTGCCCTATCTTCTGGGTGCGTGGCTTGGACAATCATCAACGAGTTAAACTTTGCGGCATTAAACTCCTGCGGTACTGCCAAATTGCCAAGTCTTTTATCTCGCACTGTTTTTGTAGCTTCTTGCCTACACTCCTCGGCTTCTTCATCGGTCAACCCACGCACTCGGAATGAGAATAACTCCTTCCCATCCCTAACTACGTGGTACGTCTCATATTCTACAATTGTATCCATCGCTTTTAGAATGCCAGCTACATCCCTTAGTATGACATCTTCTTTACTTAATAACTCCTCTTTATCAACCTTACTCACTTCTCACCCCTCCTATGTGTGTGCGTGTAATACCCCCATAAAGTTTAATCTTGCATCTGGAGCTCCTTTTGCTAAACTGTCCAACACTTTTTTAAGTATCTTGGCGTCCTTTATTACTGTCTCTGTAAATGTCAAAGTAACTGTATAAGATTGGGGTATTGCCCATACTTGTTTATTACCAGCGGCTTGGTAATCGGTATTGGTCGAGTTTATCTGTGCTTGGAATGTGTTTACTTCAGCAAGCAAATTACCATCGCCGTCGTACAACTCACCATCGTAACCACGAATAATATGATTAGGCTGGAATGTTCCTCCATCAAGGGCTGATTGCAATTCTACTGGAGCATTTACCCTGAAACTCCACGCTCTTTGCACAATATCCCCTGTCCGAACATTCACGATGTCAATCGCACCATCAGGTACACAATCTCGGAATATATATCTGCCATCTGCCATATTCTTTCACCTCCTTTTATACTGGAGCAAATCTAAACTGGAATGTCAAGTACAGCTTCTCTGCACTATCGGTATCGTCTACTTGTATGATAAACCATGCGCTATCGCCTTGTGGTGGATTAGTCGGGTCTTCATAAATCTGACCAGCAATTAGTGCCCCTTCATTAATCATCTCATTTATTACCCCTTGCGCTGCTGCCATCAATGTAGCCCTACCATTAGCGTCATTATTTATCTTCCCAATCAACAAGTCCCAAGTCGCACCAATTCTGTCAATCAGCGTGTCCCTTGTCCTTACTCTTCTTATCTTCCTCCAACCCATGTCAAGGTCAGCCGTCGGAGTTATAAACGTATTAATGCCTTGCTCAATCTGAACCTGTTTCTGCGAGCTCAACGTAAACACCAATGCTCCACTATTCAGCGCACTTTCTATATCGGTATTACTCAAAGCACCTACCAAACCTGTAGCTCCCTGTATTACGGCATGGGTAAGGCTCTCTGTTACATCAGCACTTGCAATCATCCCAGCTACTCGCCCTGTGGCTTTATAACCTTCTATCGCTGTTTCATCAGCGTAACTGAACCCATTCACCACAAACACAATTTCTGGGTCGTTAAAACTACGTGCTAATGTTAGTCTGGAGCTTAACTCTACATTTGTCTTTTGTCCTAACACTGCCATGACACGCTTACCAGCATTCCTTACACGGTCTATGTATGCCTGAATGGAAGTAAATAAAATGGAATCTTCACTATCAACTACGAGCACATTCCAATCAACCGCCTCAAGTGATGTAAGGGCTGTCAAATAATCATTTGCGGTAGTGGTAGGGTCAAGCCCACCTGTCATACCCGCATTGGCTACTGCGTTCAATGTTCCATTACCAGCCGCAATCTTCTCTGCAGTAACGTATTTATTCGCTTGTGAACTATTCAATGCTGAAACCAAAGCATCTGGCTCTGCTGTTCCTTTCGCAAATGGTACGGTAAGCAACAACGTTGCTCCTTCATAAAGCAAGAACTCTCTTAAACTCGCATTTGTCAATGAATCCCTAATTGTTACCGTGAAATTATTACCCCTTGTGCCCGGATATTTTGCTGTGATATTAACCACATTCGCTGGAGTGGTAGCGGTATCGGTACGCACAATAGTTGACGGTGCTCCACCTGTCCCTGCACGCACCACTTCAAGTTTACTACACCCACCTTTAAACGCCTCGGTAAGCATCGTTAAACTTTCACCTGATCCAAACACGTCTCGTATTGCTTCATTTGTAGCTATGGTAATAGGTGTGTTAATCGGCCCCCAATTACTTTTTACTACCCCAGCCACAATCCCTTGCGGTAATGCAGGGACTACTGGCTGTCCTATATTCTGCACTCGGACAAATACGCCCGGCCTTACTTTTTGTTCACCGCTTGTAAACGTTACTCCTGCCATACTCTACACCTCTTTTCGTAAAAAATCCGACAGAAACTTACTTATCTCTTTTTTAGTAGCTTCTTCTTTACCAGCCATTTTCATTGCACCAATCATTGCTTCGGGCTTCACTCCAAATATGCCAGCATTCGCTACTAAATCATTAAGCGTATAAACATCTTCAGCCTCTTTTTCCTCGGGTTTTATTTTGGTGTCCTGCTCTTCTTCTATTACTTCTTTTTTTGCACTCAATCCGCCGAACCTCCTTCCCCTTCAGGGTTTAATATGGGTACTTTCACTGTAAATGACACCCCACCACTAACGGAAGCATTATNCAACACTTCCGCACTTACTTTACTACGCATGAGTCCCATTGTTCCACGTAACCTGATTTGTCCCACTGTTAACGGATCTGCATCCATTGTAGCTGATATCTCTTCCACGCACAACTCCGTAACATTATTAACACTTATTCGCATCGCATCTGTTAACGCTTCAACGACTTTCCTTATCCATTCTCTACGGACGCTCGGATCTGGTGCAACAACGTGCCCATAAATGGTGAAATTCATCCAATACATTGACGCACTTACATTATATGGTGCTGATACTTCCACAATTCGCCAATACAAGCCCGGACGCTGGTCTGACGGGTCCCATGTATCTGGGTCAGTTTGCAATATCGGTGTTTTAATTATGTTTCCATCCTTCGCCTCAACCTTCACCCAGCGGCTTTCACTCCAACCACGTAATGCTGCTACTGGATCTGGGTCGTATGTCTCACCATTCAACCAACCCAGTGAAAATACCTGAAACTGCAAGCCACGTTCTAATGCTTGTAGCTCCTCATCCCAGAAATCCTCACCTATGGTAGCAAGGTAACGTAATAAGTACTTCTTATCATTAACCGTGATTATTTGTTTGTCCAGCACACTAATCACATCCGCCGCCAACTGATCTACATCCGCAAATGTCTCAAAGTTTTCAAATATCCACACTTCAACGGTAGTCGTATACCCAGCCCAATCGTTTGGTACTTCCTTTGTACCTTCCTTAACTACAAGATAAGGCTTTTCTATTTGCAATGAAGGAACATATGGCTCGTATACCCTTTCACCAACTAATGCAACTTTTTCTACAAGTAACTTCCTTATTTCGTCTCTCACATGCTCCACAGCTCCCTTATACGCTCGCATATATCTGGATAGAACTTATCTAACGTCGGCTTAAGTATCGCATACGGCTTAACCTCTTTTACCTTACCGCCTTTAGTTTTTACCTTATGCCCACGCTCAAGGTAAACGCCATAACTTACGCCATGCCCAAGTATGAGTTTTATTTCGGTTTTGC